TGCAAATAAATTAAATTAATTTTATTTATCTTTTAATGATAAAATGCTTTTTAATTCTATCTTTTTAGAAGAAATTTTTGTATTTAAAGTATGTCCAACGCATTTGACAGAACCAATTATCCAACACAAGAACCTGACACTATTGTTATAGGCGATAGATTATTGTGGCGTAGAGATGATTTAGCCGATACTTATCCCACATCTGCTTATGCACTTACTTATGAATTCCACGAAGATTCAGGTGGCGGTGGCTCACATAAATTTGCTATCACAGCAACCGAAGCCGATGATACTTATTTTGTTGAAGTGGCATCTTCAACTACAGCTAATTATTCAAATGGCGATTATATTTGGAACGCTTACATTACAAGAAGTGCTGATTCTGAAAGAATTAGAATAGACACAGGCAGATCAACAGTTGTTCTTAATTTAGCTAATACCAATGCTGATTTAAGAAGTCATGCAAAAAAGGTTTTGGATAATATTGAAGCTGTTTTAGAAAACAGAGCATCAATAGATCAATCTTCTTTTTCAATAGCTGGTCGTTCATTATCAAGAATGTCGATAGATGAATTATTAACTTTCAGAGATAGATACCATGCTGAATATTTAGAAGAAGTAAAAAAGGCTAGAATTAAAAACAAACAAAGGTCAGGTAATACAATAGAGGTTAAGTTCTAATGGCTTGGTACGACAGATTTACAAGAAAACCAAAAAAAAGAAAAACTCTTAATTTAAGAAAATACAATGGTGCAAGTACCAGCAGATTATTTTCTGACTTCTTACAAACATCTACATCTGCTGATGAAGAAATAAAAACCAATTTAAGATTACTCAGAGATAGATCAAGAGATTTAGCAAGAAACGATAGTTATGTGCAAAGATATTTAAATCTTATGCAATCGAATGTTGTTGGCAACAATGGTATTCGTTTATCAATGAAAGCAAGAAACGATGATGGCAGTTTGGATTTAGTAGCAAACAGAATCATTGAAGAAAAATGGCATCAATGGTGTCGTTTAGGAAACTGTACAACAAATGGCAGATTGACCTTTATAGACTGTCAAAAATTATTTATAGAATCTTTAGCAAGAGATGGTGAGGTTTTAGTTCGTCATGTTAAGTCAAGAGATTCAGAGTTTGGTTATCAGATAGAGTTTTTAGAAGCAGATCATTTAGACGAAACTAAAAACGACAATCCTGAAAAGGGTGGTAACAAAATAAAAATGGGCGTTGAGTTAAATGCAAGTAATAAACCTATTGCTTATTATCTGTTTCAAAATCATCCATTTGATAACCAATACTATGCAAGACAAAAACACATCAGAGTTAATGCTGATGAATTAATCCACGCTTATATTCCAAATAGACCTGAACAAAATAGAGGTGTGCCATTTACTGCATCTGCTATGGCAAATATAAAATTATTAAATGGTTATTTGGAAGCTGAAATAGTTTCTGCAAGAGTATCAGCAAGTAAGATGGGTTTCTTTGTTTCTCCTGATGGTGATGGCTATGTGGGAGATGGCGAAGATGAAGAATATGTACCGATAATGAACGCTGAAGCTGGAACATTTGAACAATTACCAGCGGGAATGGATTTCAAATCTTTTGATCCTGACCATCCAACATCGGCTTTTGAATCATTCAGTACACAAGTTTTAAGAAGTATTGCATCAGGTTTAAATATTTCTTATCACGCTTTAACCAATGACCTTAGTTCTGTAAATTACAGCTCACTAAGAGCGGGTGCATTAGAAGATCGTGAGATGTATAGACTGTACCAAAGATTTACCATTGACCATTTCGTTAGACCTGTTTTTGAAAAATGGTTAGAGATGTCAATATCAAGTGGTGCTATCTCAACATCTCCAAGTACCAACCAACCTTTGCCAATGAGCAGATACGATAAGTTTGCAAATTCAGCAAACTTTATACCAAGAAGCTTTTCGTGGGTTGATCCACAAAAAGAAATGATAGCTTCTATAAGCGGTATGCAGTCAGGTTTAGTAACATTTCAAGATGTTCAAGCAAACTATGGTAGAGATGTTGAGGAGTTGTTTGAGCAACACGAAAGAGAACAGAAGTTAGCGGAACAGTATGGTGTGAAAACAGCATTTCAACCTTTCGGAATGAAGATGCCTGTTGAGGCTGACATTCAGGGTGGTGAGGGTGGCGAAGATGGCTAGACCAAATGAAGGCATGAAAGTTGAAGCACAAAAAGGCTTGGATTGGCGTGACGAATTTGGTCGTGGCGGTACAAGAGTAGGTGCTGTAAGAGCAAGACAGATAGTAGCTGGTGAAAACTTATCAGACGATACTATCAAAAGAATGTTTAGCTTTTTTAGCAGACATGAAGTTGATAAAGAAGCTGAAGGTTTTAATTCAGGAGAAGAAGGCTATCCTTCAAATGGCAGAATAGCTTGGGCATTATGGGGTGGTGATGCTGGTTTTGCTTGGTCAAGAAGATTAGTAGAACAAATGAAAAAAGAAGAAGAAACAAGAGCAGTATCAGGCAAGGCTCTCAAAATGATAGAAAACAAAGTAGAAGAACATAACGAAGAAGTAGGCGATGTAAAATCTAAAAGAACTACTGTCGGAGTATTATCAAAAGTTTATGAAAGAGGGATTGGTGCTTATAAGACTAATCCAGCTTCTGTAAGACCTTCAGTAAGTAGTCCTGAACAATGGGCAGCAGCAAGGATTAATTCCTTTCTTTATGCCTTGCGTAATGGTCGCTTTCGTTCAGGAAAGCATGACACAGACTTACTCCCTGAAGGACATCCTTTATCAACCAAAAACAAAGAGGATAAATCTATGGAATATAAAGAAGATAGACATATCCTTAATGTTGAAGAAACAGACGATACTTATGTAATATCGTTTGCGAAGCATGAGGATATGATGGAAAGTATGGAAGATGATGACAAAGATATGTTGGAATCTCGTCCATATCATGATGAAGAAGATAAAGATGAAGAAGAAAGACTAGATAAGTCCGATATTGTCTATCGAACTCTAGACCTTTCAAGAGCATCTCATATTGATGAAGAAAATAGAAGAGTGAGAATCGGAGTTAGTTCCGAAGAACCTGTTGAAAGAGATTTTGGCATGGAGATAATCTCACATTCTGAAAAGGACATTGATACTAGCTTTATTGCTAGTGGTAGAAGTCCTTTACTCTTAGATCACGACATGACTAAACAGATTGGTGTGGTCGAGAGGTACGAAATTGATTCTGCTCAAAAAAGTGCGAAGGCAATAGTTCGCTTTGGTCGAGGTGAACTTGCAGAAGAAATTTTTCAAGATGTCAAAGATGGTATTCGTCAAAATATCAGCGTTGGCTATAAGATAAATGGCATGGAACGTATGCGAGGCAACAAAGATGATAAGCCGATGTTCAGAGTATCAACTACACCTTTAGAGGTTTCAGTTGTTTCTGTACCAGCAGATCAATCACAAGCTGTCGGAGTAGGACGTTCTGAAGATAAACAATCTACTATAAAGGTAAAAACAATGACTGAAGAAGTTAAAAATGAAATAAACCTTGATGAAGTTAGAGAACAATCTGTTGCTGAAGCTAAAGCCGAATTCGTTAGAAATTCTAAAGAAATTATGGACTTAGCTGTTAGACACAACAGAAGGGATTTAGCTGACAAGGCGATTCAAGATGGCAACTCAGTAGAAGAATTTAGAGGAATCTTATTAGACCAAATAGCGACTGATAAGCCTTTAGAAACTCCTGAAATTGGCATGACTAAAAAGGAAGTGCGTCAGTTTTCGATTATGAAAGCAATTAATGCTTTAGCTAATCCAACTGATAGACAAGCACAAAGAGAAGCTGAATTTGAATTTGAATGTTCAGAAGAAGCATCTAAACACTATGGCAGAACTGCACAAGGAATCATGCTTCCGCCTGAAGTAATGAGCAATTGGAACACAAGAGACCTAAATGCGTCTGACGATGCTGGTCTTGTTGGTCAAGACTTCAGACCTGAAAGCTTTATTGATGCTCTTAGAAACGCATCTGCTGTAATGCCATTGGCTACTAACCTAAATGGACTACAAGGCGATGTAAAGATTCCTAAGAAAACATCTGCCGCTTCTGCTGCTTTTATTAGTGCTGAAGGTGGTGCATCAGGTGAGTCTGAAATGGTAATAGGTTCTGTAACTATGTCTCCAAAAACTGTTGGAGTTCACACAGACGTTACTCGTCAATTAATGCTTCAATCATCTTTAGATGTTGAAAACTTAATTCGTGATGACTTAGCTAAATCAATGGCGATTGCAATTGATGATGGTGCTTTAGAAGGTAGTGGTTCAAGTGGAAATCCTACAGGTATTACTAACACTTCAGGTATCAATACTGTTTCTTTAAGTAGTGCTGCTGCACCTACTTTCGCAGAAATGGTTTCAATTGAAACTGCTGTAGCTGTTGATAATGCTTTGGTGGGCGACTTAGCTTACATCATTAATCCAGCTAACTTCGGTACGCTAAAAACTACAGCCAAAGATTCAGGAAGTGGTTTATTCGTGGCTGAGAATGGGATGGTTAATGGTTATCCAGTAGTCGTATCAAATCAACTTACTGCGAATAACTATGTGTTCGGAAACTTCAATGACCTATTAATTGGGTTCTTTGGTGGTTTAGACATTACTGTTGATCCTTACTCTAACTCTACTTCAGGTACTGTTAGAATTGTTGCTCTACAATCAGTAGACGTAGCTGTAAGACACGCAGTATCTTTCTGTAACGCAAGTTAATAGATGGTATTAACAACTGAAAAGGCAGTAGGGGTTTTCTCTACTGCCCTTTCAAAAAACAAGGAAAGCAAAATGAAAGTTTTAATTCTTAGAGATACAGTTGCAGATGGTAAAAAAGTTTCTGCTGGTGATGTAGTTGAGTTGAATAATGACACAGCTAATATCTTAATCAGTTATGGCAAAGCAGAAGTTTCTGAAGGCAAAGTATCTGAAAAAAAAGATAGAAGTGTAGGCTTAGAAAAATCAGAAGTTAAAGTCAAAGGAAGAAAAGGAAAATAAATGGCTTTAGAATTTGATGCTGATTTTGATGGCTACTTTGATGATTCTTATGGACATGGTGTGTCTGCTACATATACTCCATCAGGCGGTTCAGGATCAACTATCAAGGTTATCCTTGAAGATGAATATTTATCAGTAGATGGTTTAACTGTAGGAGTTGAGGGCAGTACACCT